AAATATTCATATAAAGTCTAATGATGATGATAAAATCATTGTCAAAGATAATACCCAAATTATTAAATTGCAAGGGCCTAAGGGTGAACCAGGGGAGCAAGGGCCTCCTGGCCCTCCAGGGCCAAAGGGCGAACCTGGTAAGAATGGCATTGACGGACTAAACGGTGAACAAGGGATACAGGGCATTCAAGGACCACCTGGTAAAGACGGAAAGCCTTTTACTTATGATATGTTCACACAGGAGCAATTAGAGAATTTAAAAGGTCCTAGAGGTGAACAGGGGCCACCAGGACCGCCTGGCACTGGTGCTAATGTGGATTTATCTGCCTATACAACTAAACAAGATGCCGACAATCTTTATCTAAAAAAAGTTGATATAAGAAATTACCTTACTATGCTAGGAGACCCTAAATATGCACTTAAAACAGAGCTAGATGGTTATTTATCTAAAACAGATGCGACTAATAATTACGCTCAAAAGGGTTGGGCTACTCAAACATTCGCCTATAAGAACGATTTAGGTACTTTCATTAAGAAAAACGAGATTGGCCAATATGCATTAACACCTGGCGATGCTTCTACTCGTTACGTTAATAAACTAGAGGGGCAGTCCTTCGCTCAAAAATCTGAATTAAATGAATATGTAAAGAAAACGGAAATTAATCAGTATGCATCAAGCACACAAGGGCCACCAGGGCCTAAAGGTGAGCCATTTAAATATTCTGACTTCACGCAAGACCAACTTAATGCACTTAAAGGGCCAAAGGGTGATAAGGGTGAGCCGTTCAAATATTCTGATTTTACGGCGGAACAATTACTAGCATTAAGAGGCCCTAAAGGAGACCCTGGAAGCGGTGGTGGTGGACAAGTAACTTCACAACCAATCGAAATATATGAAGTCGTATGGGGAACGGCAATAGCAGGTGAGCATGGTGTGGATAGAGGATATTTAGCATTTGATCCTTTGACTGGTTGGGGATATTTACACTTTGACTTCAAACTAATGCAACCGTCTGGGAATGGTGGGGTAGTGGCTACATTACCACCAAATGCACCTGTAGCGGTAAGAGCAATCGAAAGAAGTATTAATGTAAATAACAATAGTATTTATGTTGAACGAAATAGCCGTATGATTAAGGGTTGGGGTGTGCCAACGAACACTCGTTATATTATTGATATTATTGGTTATTGGAGAAAGGTGTAATAGATGTGGACTTGGCAATTTGAGTTGAATGACATCTTAACAACACTCACAATAGTGGGTGTTGTTGCAGGTGCAGGATATAGATTGTTGATTATTCCGTTGCTACAACAGTTGGACTCACAACGGATGCAAGATAATCTTATTTTTCAAGAAAAATGGGGTGTGCTAACTGATACGCTAAAAGACTTGAAAGATGAAATTAAATTATCACGTGCAGAACGAATAAAAGCTGAGAGCAAGCAAGTGTTGTTGTCAGCAAAAGTTGAAGCCTTAGAAGTACGTGTTGATGATATAAAGGAAGAACTTCATGAACATACCGCCAAAAATCATCAATTCAATTAAAAAATCATATAAATCTGTAAGGGTGGCTAACATCCACCCAACAGGTATTTTAGCTACAAGGGTACTAGTATTAATCATGCTAGTACCTATTTTGTTAGTAGTTACTCAATACATCATGGCTTTTATTAGCGGTTATGTATCTGATGATGCTAATAAGATAATTAGTGTTGGTATTAATATCATAGATCATATATTCATACCTTCTGTTCTAACTGCACTTGTAGGCTTCCTTGCATTGTGGATTGATAAGGACGGAAACGGAATACCAGATAAATTAGAGGAACAACCAAAAATACCGCCATTACCAAATATTACAGAAAGGAGTGAGAAAAAGTGAGAAAAGGGTTTGATATTTCAGCGTGGCAAGAAGATTATAACGGCAATCCTTATTTTAATCTTGAACGAATGGAACAGGCTAAAGCAGAAGGCAATGAATTTGTTATTATTAAGCTAGGTGAAGCGTATAATGTGGATGAATATTTTGAAGAACATATGACTGCAGCATTAGAAGCAGGCTTGGAAGTAGGTGTGTATTACTTTAGCCATGCATATACAGAAGCCACAGCAGTACAAGAAGCAGAATGGGTAATCAATACATTAAATGCATATGGGTATACTGATTGGCATATACAAGCTGGCATTTGGTATGACTATGAAGAACACACTCAACTACGTGCATATATTAATGCTGGCGCACTTACATCTCAAGATATGACTAACTGCATGAGCAGATTTGTAAATAGATTATGGCAAGCAGGATTTAATAATGTAGGCATCTATAGTGGGTATTCCTTATTGTGGGATGAAACATATGCATATAGTCAGATGCCAAGCGTTCCTGTATGGTGCGCACAATATGGATCAACAGAATGTGACTATCCAGATGTTAAGATTTGGCAATACAGTGACAGTGGATATGTAGCAGGTGCAGAAGTAGATGTTAATTATATGTATTAGGGGGTAAATATGTATGAGAAAGTCAAAACTACAATTAATGGTATTAACTATCGTTATGCTGTTATCGGTATTATTGTGTTCATCTCTATCTTTTGCATCTGGTACATCTTCCATGAACCAACAGGAAGCAACGATAACAATACCCTTAACACAGTGGAACGAATTGAAAGCAAACAACGAGAAAGCCTTGAACTTAATCGAAGCATCCAGCGTTCCATTGACAGAAGCACAGAACTTAGTCATGAAGCAAAAGAACGAGTTGACCGAAGCACACAATACAATCAACAAATTGGAGAACGAATTGACACAAGCAAAGCTTCAATCAATGAAGCAAGAGATTACCTTAAACGAAATGCAGAACTCTTTGACCGAATTGAAAGGGCAAATAGAGAATGACAAGAAAACCATTAAACGCTTGCGGATGCAACGAAATGTATCACAAGTATTAAGTGGTGGTGCAATTATAGGGGTAGCTTTTAAACATTAAGGAAGTGATCTAATCTATCTCCTTACCATGCAAAGGTGGATGTATGGACTTGTAATAGAGTTATGGTATAATGATATTAAAGACAAACCCCTCACATCCATTTTAGGGCAGACAAGTTCTGATGTGGGGCTTTTTTCATATAAGAAAATTTATAAGGGGTGCCCCTTATTTGCCCCCTTTTTGAAATGTAGAGTTTAAATAATGCAGTAGTGGTGCGGAGTATTTAGGATAAACCCTCAATCCGCACCATTCTTATTGACTGTTTAACAGATTGTAACGAATTGTAACAAACTGTAACAGATAAAGCATTTACAAGGATATTTGAAAGATAAAGAGTAACAAATTGTAACGCATTGTAACAACAATTTGCCCCTTTATTGCCCCTTTTAAAAACAAATATTTGCCCCTTTTATATGAGGATTAAAAAGCCACTGCACATGATGCGGTGGCTCATTTTTTATTTATTTGCAAGTACTTTACCCATATTAGTAATTGCTGCATTTACTTCCTGTTTCATTTCATCTGTTACATGAGTGTAAATAGCAAGTGTAGTACGTGGTTCATTGTGGCCAACACGTTCCATAATTGCTTTTAGAGGAACATTAGATTCAGCAAGAATAGATATATGAGTATGTCTAAAGGTATGAGTGCTTACTGGTTTAGGAAAACTAAGTTTTTTTATAGTACGGTTTACATAATGTAGATCATATGGCAATCCACCATCTGTTACAAAGATATAACCGAGGTCAGCAAATTTAGATTTCCATAATCGCCTTGCTTGATTGGCTGTTATAAAGTGATTAATAATTTGTACAGCCCTTGCATCTAATTTTACTTTACGGATAGAATGAACATTCTTTGGTGGAAGGCGCATAGCAGGGTCAGAAAAGCTACCACGATTAGATAAAGTAGCGTTTACATCTATTTCAGCATTATCTCTATCATAGTCTTGAGTGCGTAATGCTACCATTTCACCAAATCTAAGACCAGTTAAAGATTGAAACTCACATAATAAGGATACATGATGATTGATAGTATCTAATTGTAATAGTAAATCTTTTAGTTCATCTTTAGTTAGAAATTTAGAACGCTGCTTTTTGATGCGGTCTACATCAGCTACTGGCTTTTGTAATTCGATATTGTCTAAGAATGAAATATCACGAATATATTCCATGCGCCTAGCGTATTTTAATGATTGTCTAATAAGACTAAGGGCCAGTTTCGTATAATTGTAGGAATACTGGCAAGCAAATTTATCAAACGTACTTTGGATAATGTATGGTGAAAGTTTAGATAGTAATATATCAGCAGGAAACCATTTCATAATTTGTTTGTGTAGATTATCCATACTATATTGTGTAGATGATTTTCTAAAAGCACGTTTAGATTCTAGATATTCAGATACAACATCATTCAATGTCATATCTTTGGCAATATCTGTATTAGTGGCCAAGTCAATTTTATTTTGCAATTCAGCTTGTGCGATTTTGTATGCTTGTCTACTATTACTATTTAATGTAACAGATATTCTTTTTGTTTTACCGCTATAAGGATCTATATAGCGTTCTTGAAATTTATATTTAGTAATACCAGCTTTGGTAGTTACAGTTTCACACCACATTAAAAATACCTCCTAGGCTAAAAAATGGTATAAGAAATAAGCCTTAGAGGTATGGTATAATATAAATATGCGGTGTCTCTAAGGCATCAAGCCTCTATCTAGTAGTAGCTAGATAGGGGCTTTTTTATTTTGTCTAATATTTTTCTGTATATTGGACTATTTAAAAATATAGTCCAATATAATGAGATATATTGGACT